CATTACGTATTACATGTATCATTTGTTCAATTTTTCTATAAGCTCTTGTATTTTTATCTTGTTTAGAAGTATTACGTAAAGATGTTCTTTTTTTTTTAAAATTAGTTTCTAATTCATTTATTTTAGTTGTTAAAATTTCTAATTTTGAATTATAATTATTTTGAAAATCTTTAAAATTAGTTATAAATTGTTTAATATTATTATTATTAATACTATTATTTGGTGAAGTATTCTTAATAAAAGTATTTACATTATTTAATAATGCATTTGTATTATTGTTCATACTAGTAGAAGCATTGATTGTTTGAGGTTTACTAGTAGAAGTAGGGTTTGGATTAGAGTTCATCTTTGCTATTAAATTCCCATTTTTTTTTTGTAATGCATTTTTAATAGTAACTGCTTTACTATTCCTATTCGTATTATTCCCATTTAATTCTAAATTATTTGCTGTTAAATTCTTTATATTTTTTTTATTTCCTTGTATTGGTTGATACATACCATTATTAGTTAATCGATTTTTATAATATTTTAACTTATTAATATTCCCCGAATTACTCATTTTTATTTATAATTTAAACTTAGAAAAAAAAATCCTAATTGTATTTAAAATTATTTTCCTTAAATAATATAGAGATGACAGGTGGAATTATGCAACTTGTGACCCAGGGGGCCCAAGATATTTATCTTGTTGGCAACCCATCCATTACTTATTTTAAAACTGTTTACAAAAGACATACTCCCTTCGGTACCGAATACATTAATTTATTTTTTGATCCCGCAGCAACTTTTACCCCCACCCAGCAAACCAAAGCCACTTGTGAAATTGATCGTAATGGTGATCTAGTCTATGACACCTATGTCACCTATGAACTTCCCGCCATTTTTACCAATAACAAAATTCCTTTTTCATGGGCCGAAAGTGTCGGTACCAAAATCATTAACGAGGCCAGTGTTCGCTTTGACGGTACCCAAATTGATATTCAAACCGGCGATTACATGAAAGTTTATTATGACCTGGCGCACAGCGGCACACAACAATTTAAATACAATCGTCTGGTAGGTAATATACCCGAATTACAAAACTCCGGGCAAAATCTTTCCGATGACATTAACGACCAAGACTTGGCCATTTTGGCATATAAACTATATATTCCCCTACAATTCTGGTTCTGTACAGATCCCGGCTCCGCAGTTCCCTTAATTGCGTTGCAATATAATAAAATGTATATAGATATTACTTTCAATCAATTAAATGATTTAATTCGCATTGGATCTCCACCAATATCGCCCCAAAGATTATTCGGTGATTATGATAACAGTGACTTTAATTTAACCATTCGAAATTATCTATTAAGTCAAGGATACGACCAAACAAATGCGATCTATTATTTTACGCAAAATAACTGGAAAGGAAATAGTAATGTTTTGGCCAATTATATATTTTTAGGCGACGATGAACGTCAAATGTTTGCTCAAACTTCCCATGAATATTTAATCACGCAAACGCAATTTAATTTCTTCCAAGGATTAAAGAAAGGTCCCAATACAGTTGGAACGACGTTTAACCATCCGGTTTCAGAAGTTATTTGGTATTTAACGCGTGATGATCTCAATTTGTATAACGATTGGTATAATTTTACAGGAATTATTAATACTGATTCTTCCAGTCTATATCAATATTTACGTAAAATTCCACTATATAATAATTCTTATGTAAATACAACTCAACAATTATTGACAAATGATTATGGTCCCTTAATTAAAGAACAAAATGGTATTTTAACCACTGCTTATACAAATATTCAATTACAAACATATTTCTCGGGATATTTTAATATTATGGAATCATTTCAGCCTATTTTAAATAATAATGACCGCGCCACAGTATTTGATGCTAATTTTTATTCTAATTTGACACAATGGAGATATCATCTTGGAGCTACTTTACAACCAGTGTATATATTACCCTTTGGATTAAAACCGGGAGCTTTACAACCATCGGGAACACAGAATTTTTCTCGATTAGATAATCAATATTTTAAGATTAATATTGCAAATCAATATCCTATAGAAGAAAAATTCAATTGTTATATGTTTGCCAGAAATTATAATGTACTACGAATAATGGGTGGTATTGGGTCCATTGTGTTTTCTAATTAAGTAATCAATTAATCAACCAACCAATTTTTTTCTGTTATTTATTTTTTATTTTTATAAGAAAATAAAATACATAAATAGAAAAATATATAAACCTAAAAATACATAAAAAGAAAAATAAAAATAAATTAAAATTTAAAATCAAAAAAGAAAAAGAAAAATCTTATTCAATTATATATGTCAAGTATTACCAATAATAGTGATTTTACATTTGAATATGCTGTGTCTATTATTATTACACTATTAGTTTGTTCCATTGCTATTCAACGTTCTCCTAAAATGAATACATTTGTTGTCATTCTATTGGGGTTAGTTGTCTCCTATATTTCTTTATTGATTTTGAACTTTTTATTTCCCAACATAAATAAATTTTTCCGAAGTATTTGGAATTATATTTCTTATATGTTTATGAATAATTTCAATAATACAGGTTATATTCACGTATGGCCTCCTGTATTAGCCGTCTTGATTATTTTCTTTGTTTTATTATATACTAAAAACTTAGGATAAAGAAAGACTATAGAAAATATTTTACTTCTGTATTTTACTTCTGTATTTTACTTCTGTATTTTACTTCTGTATTTTACTTCTGTATTTTACTTCTGTATTTTACTTCTGTATTTTATTTCGTATTTTTATCTTTTTCTTTTTGTTTATGCATGAAATTTATTCTTGTGCATATATATGGACTCTTTTTGGGCCGGATTACTAAGTGGTATTTTCCAGACAATTGTTGGACATCCTTTGGATACATTGAAAGTATGGAAACAAAATAATTCAAACATTCAACCGTCTTTCTTTAATTTGTATAAAGGAATCAAGTACCCACTCATTCAAAACCCATTATTGTGTAGTTCTGGATTCTATACCAATGATCTTTTATTAAAACATACAAATAATGTTTATTTAAGCAGTGGAGTAGCTGGCTTTATAAATAGTGTCATCTTAGCACCCTTGGATTATTATAAAATTCGCAAACAAGAACAGCTATCAACAAATTTACTTCACAGTTATAAAAATTATTCGATAGTTGCTTCTAGGGAAATTCCGGCAAATTTTATTTATTTTACTACTTATGATTCTTTACGAGAAAGGAAATTTTCCATTGAATTAGCGGGAGGAATAGCAGGAGTTTCTTCTTGGGGGCTGACGTATCCTTTTGATACACTAAAAACAAGGATGCAGACACATGTTCATTTATCATTAATCAGTGCTCTTAAACAAGGGAATTTATTCCAGGGATTTTCTTATTGTATTACGCGAGCATTTATTGTCAATGCTATTGGGTTTAAAGTATTTGAAAAAACAAAAGAATATTTAGACATTATAAGAAATAAATAAAAACTATGAAAAAAATCAAAGAAATCAAAGAAATTAAAGAAATCAAATAAATGTTAGAAATAAATTTAATATTAAAAATTAATATTAAAATTTAATATACATTTTAATAATAAATTTTTATATATAAATAATATATAGATGGAAGTAGACTGCACAAGTTTAGTTCAAAGATACTTATTATTAAAAAATCCTTTATATACTTTTAATTTTCCCATTTCCATTCTAGTAGCAATTATTGTTTTTGGATATTGTAAAGCCTATAAAGTTTCTGATAATTCTTACATTAATCAAATTTTAATTCCTATAGTTGCTTTGTTATTATCTATGGTAATTTTGGATTTAATTTCACGTAGTATGATTTCCACAGGAGAAGTAGAACGTTTATCGAAATTATGTAGTTCTTGGATGAATGATCCCAATAATAAAAAGAAAATTTTAACAACGAATGCGATTAACATGTTTGAAGTAGAACATTATACTGGAGACATTGAAAATTTTACTTCTATAGGTGATGTGCAAGAATCAAAAGATTATATGGATGAAGTAAATGTCAATTCTCTATCTGCATCGGGAAATAAGATCATGGAACAAGATAAACCCATTTTTGATAATGTAAAAACAAACTTTATTACTAACCCTAAAATTGTAAATACATTATTAAGAAAAAATCCTGAATTTGAGAAAAAACCGATTATTCCCCAACCAAGTAATGAGATTACCTGTGTAGGAAATGATCAATCAAATCAGTGTCACTTATGTTCTGGTATGGAAGAAAATCCCAATCATTTAGTGGCTCCTATTGCGGGACCCACTTGGCTTCCTCAATCAGCGGAATCGGTCCAAACACGTTTAAAACAAGGTCATTATACTGCTAATAAATGTGTTGGTGAACCACCTTTCAAAAATTAAGATCCTATAAATTTTATTATTATACAATTTTATTATTTTAAGAATATATTTCCTAAATGCATACAACATTTAGAAAATATTTAATCAATTATATGAAAAGAAATAAAATCAATAAAGAAATAAAATCAATAATAAAGAAATAAAATCAATAATAAAGAAATAAAATTATGAATAAATTATATGTATATAAATAAATTATATGTATATACAATATATGGAATTACAAATAATTTTTTTAACTATTATTATTGTTGTTCTTTTCTTTTTAATTAATACTTTCCGATTAAAAGAAACTTTTTCCAATTATTTATATCCCATCAAAGGTCTTCAGAAATTATGCGCAAAAGAAGGATTAAAACCAGCCTATATGCCAATGTCTTGTCAAAAACCTAATGGTAATTTTAATCCTTATTCCAACTGCATGTGTGTCGATAAAAATGGTCTTTGTAAAAAATGTTATCCTGCTATTAAAATTAAGAAAGGGCGTTCAGTAGTGTATAATCCGAATGATGCACTATCAACTCAATAAAATAAATTTTCTTCAATTGTTTTGACTAAATGAACATTTAAATTTTTGCGTATCTTTACATCTACCTTATTAAATTTTTCTAATTTTAATACGTTTTCCAAATCTTCAATCGTCATACGATTATGATTCATAAATTTAATTAAATCATGTTCAATTTTTTGCTTATTTTGTGTATTTGAATCTGTATTTGAATCTGTATTTGAATCTGTATTTGAATCTGTATTCATAATTGTATTTGAATCGGTATTCATATTTGTGTTCATAATAGTATCATCATCTTTATTATGATCAGATTCTACTGTATTCTTTTCATTGGCTTGATCATTTTCAATAGTGAGCAGTTCATCACCTTTTTTCTTCCTTCCTTTCTTCGTTTCTTTTGTTTTTTTTGTTTCTTTTTTGCTAGTTTTTACTGCTTCTTCACTGGAAGAGATGGAAGCTTCTTCTTTATCATTGGCTCCATATAATTCTTTAAAATGGTGAAAAGAGTGAGAAAACAATTCGGATAAATAAATAATATCTCCTTGTTCCACATACGTTTTCCGAAAAGCATGACGAGCTACATTAATAATTTTTTTATTTACTAATAACTGTGACATTTTATTCATAACATTCGTAAATTCAATGGGAAAGGATTTTGTCTTAATAGATGGATATTTAACATGAATCTGAAAATTTATGTAATATACACCGTAAAATGATAGTATTTCAGTAAATTCATCCCATTCAAATAATTCAAAGGATAAATTCTGAAAAATATCGAAATGAGATATACAATGAAGTAGTCTTTGATAAAGTTTAAATTTTTCAAATAAAGGTAAATCACAGTGACTAATAAATTTCTCTAAATTATGATAGATCATAAAAGGTAAAAAGTAAGGTTCCAAATGATAATAAACAAGGCTTTCTTCATAATCTATTTTTTTATGAAAAATATTGTGGGCAACGTCAATTAATTGTAGATCATTATTTTTTTTTTCAAAATACTTTTTTAATTTATAAAAATCGGAAACCTTAACCTTCTTTTTTTCTTTACTCATAAATAAATTTTCTAAGACATTATTTAATTTTCGAATGTCACCTTCAACAAAATCATAAATAATAGATACTAATTTCTTTTCATAGCCACATTCCTTAAAATAATGATCCATTAATAAAGTTAAATCAGCCACAGTAATTTTTTTCAAATGAACAACTTTACAATATTTCTTTAAATCATTTATTTTTTTATCATATATATCCAATGAAGTGCACACAATGGGGTTATATAAATCAACATACTCTTTATTTTTTCCTTTACTTTTAGTTTTCTTATTGCTAAGGATATCTTTCGTACACTTATCATCATCTTTTAAAATTTGTATAAATTCACTCAGACCACCTTTGTCACTATTCATGGTGTCAATTTCATCCATTAATAAACCAATTGGTTTTTTTTCTTCAAAAAACATATCCACCACATTTTTAAAGCATAATGTTTTTCGCAAGAATTCACTTAATTTTTTCTGACTACGAAAATCCGTTGAATTTAATTCTATTTTTTGGAAATTATATTTTTTTAATAATAATTCAGCAAGTACTGTTTTTCCATAGCCAATATTGCCAATAATTATAAGAGCTTTTTTACATTCAGTATGATCTTTTATATAATCTCTAATCCATGATTCCATAGATTGAATTTCTTCTTTATAAATAAGAACATCATCCAAATGTACAGGAATAATAGAATGATTCATAATTAACTTCTATCCTACTTTATTTAAAGAATACTATTTTAAATAAATTACTATTAAGAAAAAGACAGCCTACTTAATTTTTTATTTTTAATTATATATTAGTGTTGTATTCCAATTTACATTGAAGTAGTATTTGGATTGTACGAACATGTACTTTGAACCCCTTGCCATACTCCTTTCAAATTTTCCTTAGCACCACAACAATTGATCCAATCACATCGAGAAGTTGTTCCACTAGCTTTAGCGTTGACAAAACTATATTTCTCTTTTTCATCATAAGAAGTCATTCCGTTAGGATTATTCGGTTCCCATGTTTTCTTAGGTCCAAGTCCAGAAAATTTTACTGTTTTATCACTACCTGTCCCATCTGAATAACAACTAACATCTTTACATATTCCAGTTGTTGGCTTTTTTGCGTTATATACATTTAAGTTAAACATATTTTTACAAATGTAATTTCCATCAGAATCAACACCGGTATTTACCCAATAATCTGGGCATTTAATTCCAGTTTGCTGCATATATTGATAGGGAGGATTAACTTCGCTCATTTTAACTTGTTCAGCACGATTTTTAAAATAATAGTAAATATAAGAAATTAAATAAGACAATAAAATAATAAAACCCACAACAGCTAATATATTAATTACGATATTCATTAATCTATATATATATAATAAATTGATATTTTTTCTAAAGAAATAGAAAAAAAAGAATTTAAAATGAAAAATATTTGAAGTTAAAAATATTTGAAGTTAAACAGAAAATAAAGAAATAAATTGTAAAAATAAATTAGAAAGTTGTTGTGACTGATCGCAAAGTACGTGATCCTTTTGATGATAAATTTAATGGTAAATCAATGGGTGTGGGCATGTATTCAACTTCTTTCAAGTATCCGTAATATTGATAAATTTCAGGAATAATCTGCTCTACGCACCAATTAATAACTAATTCATCCAAATACTTAATTTGTTCTTTTATATTATTAGGTAAATTAGGGCTATGTTGTAGATAAATAGAGCGCATGATAATTTCTAATTCAACTTCCGACTGTTTATCAATAATATGTTTCTTATCTGTTTTTAAATAGACTTGATAACGAATACCATCTTGAATAAGATTCATATTTGCTCGAGAAAAAAACAATTGATTCAACTGAGTTGTTTCTTGAATACCATATAAAGCTTCTACCTGAAAATTTTTCATAACATCGCCATTATTATTAATCATTTTTAAATCTTTAATCGTTTTATCTTCATCTATGATGACGCGTCCATTTTGAAATTGACGACTCATTTACTATATGTTTGGATTTTTTTTTTAAGTATATTATCTAATTTTTCCTATAATATCTATATTATTGGTTTTCGTATTTATATTTGTTTCCTTAAGTTTGTGTACATCTTGGTAGATTTTTAATATCATATTTATTGATTTATTAGATTGAATAATTTTATATTGATAATCTAAAACATTAATTTGAATAGAATCTACACTATCAATAATTTTGCTAAACATATAAAAAATATTTTCTTTATAAATGTTATTATTTACATTATTTAATTCTCCTGGAACATTAGAAGTAAGCAATTTAGCCACAATATTACTTTTATTTTTAATACGAATATTGGCATTTGCAGCAGCACAATCTACGGATATACCAATGGGAATCAAATTTGTCACGAAACTATTCGAATAATTTTGATTGATTGCTAAATTAAAATTATCTTGGTTTGTTTGGTAATTAAATTCTTCGACAATCGTATTTCCATTATTATTTACAAAAAAGATTTGAATATATATATATGGATTTTTAGAAAAATAATATTTTCCATTATTGATTGTAAATTGAAATCGAGTTTCTGGTGATACTAATTGCGCAATTAATGGTTCAATATTATAGTAAATTGCAGGATCTTTAATATCTAATATTTTAGGATATCGATTACAATGTACAAAGGAAAATCCATTGTTAAAATCAGATACTAAAAAGGCTGATGTTTGATTGGCAACTGAGTATCCTAATAAATCAAGGAAAGATCTTTTCTTTTCATAAGACAAGTCTTTTTCATAAGTTGTATAAATACCATTATTGATATCAAAAATGAAACGTGTTAATAACGTTCGACCAGCAAGAGGATTAGCATTTTCTAACGTATAGACAATATTTGTTTTTTCATTTAATAAATTGTACACAATAGTACTATAAATTAACGTAATCGTTTGTACAGGCTTAAAATAGGAATAGGTGGGTGTTAAGGTTAATGGTATTGAATTATTAAATTTTTTTCCTTTTTCTCCCGTACTATTATAGCGAAGTGCAAAGCGAATGAGTTTAATTTCATTTCCACCTGATCCGTTAGGAATAGTAATAATATCATTAAACTTATAGTAGCAAATATTTTTTAATTCATCTTCAGTATAAATAATTGGATTACTTCCTATTGGTTGTGTATTAAGTAAATAAATATTTAAATCAAAAAAGGGGGTAAAATTTAGATTTCGCATAAAAGAATTTAAATTATCATCTTTTGTACTAAGTTTTGTGAATACCAAAGGGAAAGCAGAAGGAACAAATGGATTATCCGGTGCAGATACATGATCATAATACCAATAATTCGTTACTTGATTTATATAGGGAACCGTAATATAAATATATTTAGGGTCTAAATTGCCAGGATCACTTGAAAATTGATAAAAAACATCAACATTAGTCCAATCATAAGTAGATGGATTTTTAATAGGAGCAAAAGTTTGATAGGAATATACTGGTTCTTCTTCCATCCTATTTACAGCAAAAAATGCTTCATTTTCAAAATTAACAGCAAAATCCCATAAATTAGGTGTATTCTGCATATAGGTAATAGAATTATATGGTTCTTCCATAATAGGAGGAAGTTGCTGATCAGGAGAACGACTTTTAGAAATATTATTTTCTACATATAATTGATTATAATTAAAACTGCCATGGAGTACATTTTTTGATAAAATTTTAATATTATCTAGTAATAGCGAAATTTCATAATGTGCATTTGGCATATTTAATTGATATGTTAAATAAATTTCAGGATTATAATTAATACCCGTTTTATTTGTATCAAATAAATAGGTTGAATAAGGTAAGCTAAAATAACTAATTTTTCGTTTAATATCATTGTAAGGTATAATATTGAAAGAACAAACGTAATTCTTATAAATATTTGAAAAATACTGCCAAGCAAATACATTATTCATATTGGTTATATTATCATTAAAATTAGGAATCGATATATTACTTAATTCAATTCCTTTCACATTATTTAAAGGCTTTGGAAAATTGATTTCAAATTCCGTTGAATAAGGAAAAAATGTTTTATTACGTTCTTCTGAATTTACAATAAATTGAACAACTTGTTCTTGTACATAACGATCTTTACTTATATCACTTGAAATGTTTGATAATAAGGGATATCTATTTTTTTTATTATTAATTGGCCATGGTTTATCAATTGTTTGCTGAATATTGACTAAATCATTTTCATTTAGATTTTTATCCAAATAATTCTGAACTTGGTTTTCAGGATTTTCATCTAAATAATTGATAAAGCGATTATAGTATTTTGTATCATCACTAATTTGTTCTGAAGTAATGATATCTGTATCTATAAATTTATTAGTATATAGTAAATCTTGTGGATCACTCATTATTTTTAAAATAAGAATACTATTTTAAATATATATTTTTATTATACTTTTTAACATTTAAACCCTTGAAAATTTAAAATGAATGTTTTTATAAAAAATAATTATAAAAAGTAATATTATGAATAAAATAATGAATAATATTATGAATAAAATAATAGTATGAATAAAATAATAGTATGAATAAAATAGTTTTGTTATTTATTACTTTGTAGTAGTGTTCTTAGCCTTAGATGGAGCTTTCTTCTTTGCCACTTTAATTTTCTTTTTTTCATGATTTTCTTTTTGATTTTCTGCTTCCATAATTTTATTATATTTTTCTAAATTAACATGATAAATTTCAATAAATTTCTGTAAATCTTCTTTCCATAATTCTTTTTCACTTTTATTCAATAATTCATTATAAATACCCAGTTTATTTTCATGTTGTTTATTTAATTCTTCAATTTTACTTTTTGTTAATGTTCGAATTCGCATATTTAATAAATAATCATAACTAAACTTATCTTCATTACTTTCGCTGGAAAATTTTGGATAATTACGATTTTCCAACATTTTTTCAATTTCATCATCTTCTTTTTGAATAATATTAATAGTTCCATCAATAAATTCGTTAATAAAACGAATTTTAGCTTCAATTATATCTAATTCTTTTTTTAAAGCCTTCAGCATGTACGCTTTTCGCTTACTATAATATACAAGTCGTAATACATAAAACTCCTTCATAATATCTTCCACACTATCATATTTACGAATTGTTTCATTTTTATTATATAAGTGCATGTTAGAATAGTTAGTATATTTGGTATCACTTAATTTAAATAATGTTTCAAATTTATTTGTTTTAATTAATGATTCGAGCATATCTTTCTTGAATTTCAAAATAATTTTCACTGTTTTTTCTGTAGAATGGTTGGTAAAATCTACCAAACATTGTTTACTATTTTCATTTGATTTATCGACAATTAATGTTTCTAAATAAGATTTATAATCGTCTGTCCAACGCCCAATAGGTAATTCACTAATTAATACTGTATTATCATCTAAAATTTTATAAATACCGTAATTCATGTATTGTTCAATACCAAATTCATTGATACTTTTAAATTCTATCTTACCTGTAAAACCACGGAACCATGGAGTCATTTTTTCCATTGGTTCATCATTCATTAAATGAATCAGATTCTTAACAACTAATTCTGGATCGTGAGGAGGTACTTTTGAACTAAATCCAGTTCCAATACCTTCTGTACCATTAATGAGAATCATAGGAAGAATGGGAATATACCAAATAGGTTCAATTTTCTGACCATCATCTTCATTATATTCTAGCAATGGATTGTCCAATGGATTGTAAATATGAAAACTAATTTCTGATAAATTTGTAAAAATATATCTGGGCGAAGCTGAATCTTTACCGCAATCAAGGCGCGTGCCAAATTGACCTTTGGGTACTAAAAGCTCAATATTATTAGAACCAACATAATTCTGTGCGAGTCCAATTATGGAATCATATAATGATTGCTCACCATGGTGATACGCACTGTTTTCACTCACATATCCTGCCAATTGACTCACCTTAATTTCTTTTTTTAAATTTCGTTTGAAACAACTGTAGAGAATTTTACGTAGTGATGGTTTTAAACCATCCACCATGCACGGGATAGAACGTTTACAATCATAATCTGAAAAATGAATCAATTCTTTATCAATAAATTCATGATAATATACATCTTTCTGTGATTGTTCAATAATATTATTTTTATCATAAGACTTGAGCCATAATTTACGATCTTCGGATTTTGTTTTATCAAATGCCAAGTTCATTTTTTGTTCGGAGATTGATAATTTTTTATCCAATCCACCTATTTGTTTTTTCCCTTTATTAATAATTAATTCAGTAGTTTCTTTTTTCATTTCTTTCGAATGATCTTCATTAGTATTTTCTTCTTCCGATTCTTGTTCTTCCTCGATATTATCTTTTATGTAATTAATTTTTTTTTGATCAATATTTGTGAAATACTCTTTGGCTTCTTCAGAGGTACTCGTACCCAAACCTTTGTAATATTTAATATCCCATACTTTCATATTTTCAATTGTTTCTTTCCACTGATTAAACTCAGTCATGGTATAAAATTCTTGAACTTGATTACTTTTTTTAGCTTTAATAATCGGTGTTGCTAAGGATAGCATAAAACCAGGAATATCTAGTAATTGAGGCCAGAAAACTTGAAATAGATTCATTAATAACCCTTTAATATGACTACCATCTACATCCGCATCGGTTAATATCATAATTTTACCATAACGTAAATCCTTCAATATTTCTTCTTTATCTTTGTTTTTTCCGAATTTCAATCCCATAATTTTAACAAGAGAACTAATTTCATGGTTATCTCCCACTTTTTTCATAGAAATATCGCGCACATTTAGTACTTTTCCTCGAAGTGGAAATACCCCATAATAATCGCGCCCAATGACACTTAATCCCGCAATGGCTAGTGCTTTTGCTGAATCTCCCTCTGTCAAAATTAGGGTACAATTTAATGAATCACTTGTTCCTGCTTTATTTGCATCATCTAATTTTTCAATACCGCGAACATTAGATGTTTTCTTGCCACTTATTTTTTGAAGACCAATATTATCTTTAAAATCGGATAACTTTAATACACGTTCTATTAAACTTGTTTTTAATAATTTATCGATAAATTTATCACTCACAATACAAGTTGTTCCAAATTTAGATGCTGGGGTGGTCAAATATTCTTTAATTTGACTGTCAAATGATGGATTTTCAATGGTAGAGCGCACAAAAATAAATAAATTTTCTTTGACATGTGCTGTTTTCAAGTCATGTTTTTTACGCTTGATCCCTTTCGTAGAAGCATAGGTTTGAATTTTTTTGATGACATTATTTGAAACATAATCAACATGTTTTCCACCTTTTAATGTGGCAATACCATTTACGAAAGAAACTTGTTCAAATTTCGCATCTTGACTGATTGCCACAACTACTTCCCATCGATCATTTACTTCTTCATAAACTTTTTCCACATCATTATCTAAATAATAGGAAACATATTTTTCCAACGTTTTACAGTCAATTTTTGTTTCATTTAGGAAAACGGAAACATTTTTATTAGTACAAGCTGTAATATCAATAACTCTTTTTTTCATTAATTGAATGGTATCATTATCAATAATATCAATACCAAATCGTTTTAAATCAGGATAAAATTCAATAAGTGTATATGGCTTGGCAATAGAACGTGAAATTTCAGGTTTTCCTTTTACAGACATATTTTTCTCAAAAACTTGTACATATTTCTTTTTTGTCAAGGCATCTACCGTTTCTACGCGAAATTTAGTAGAAAAAATATTAGCTAATTTAGCACCATATCCATTTTTACCACCTGTAATTTTCTTTTCATCTTTATCATAATTAGAAGAAGTCAGTAAATTTCCGAAAATAAGTTCGGGAATGTAAATACCATGTTCTTTATGTTCCACAATAGGGATACCTTCTCCATTATTATAAACCGAAATCTTATTTTGTTCTGCATCAATGGATACTTTTATGGTATTTACTTTATTGCTTACCTTAGTATCTTTTTCGATTCGAACATGATGATCAATCGCATTAACTAATACTTCATCAAAAATTTTGTATAAACCTGGAATATATTGAATGTTTTTAAAAACTACTTTATCATTATTTTCATCATATACCCAAGTATCAATATCTGTTTTTTCGACAGAACCAATATAAGTATCCGGGAGATCAATAATATGTTCCAAAGGAGTTTTTTTAACAAATGTTTCTTCAACTGTTTTTAATTTTTTTGTAGCCATAATTAGTATGCTCTTTAACTCTTCTTTAAGTATTTTTACTTTCATTTTTTAAAAATTTATTAAAAAATAATAGAATAAATTTATTATTTTTTTTGATCAATAGAATATATTTATCTAAAAAATTTTTGTTAATCGGATTAAAGGAGAAATAAATCCAGCAATCGACATAGCAATATCGAACGCCCAATTAAAAGGAATTGCAATTAAATTAATAAACGCAATTAATAATTTTCCTATAGCGGCTGCTGTATTTACCGATGATTTAAAAATAGTAAGTATATTAGCAAGTTGTTGTGTCATAATAAACATAATGTTTCCAATTTTAACATAAATACTAAAAATTAACGTGGCTACTCTTGATAAATCTTTAAAAGCTTGCTGCTCAATGGTGGCAATTATTTTTCTAAATTTTCCTAAAATTCCATGAATAAATCCAAGTTGTCCTGTTAATTTATTTTGGATATTAAAAGAATCGGTCATACTGGAATTAAATTGTGAAGAAAAAGAATTTGCTTTGCATTCATCGGAAGTTTCTTTCATATTTCCTGGAGCAACTTTTATTAACTGTAAAAATGGTCCAATAGGTGTACATTTTAATTGATTCCAATTATCATTTATATAATCTTTATTTGATTTTGAAACACCGTTTCCCATATTTATAAGAAAGATAAAAATAATAAGAGAAAACCTTAAAATAAGATTCTGAAGTAAAATGAAAATAATCAAAGAAATAAAAAAAGAAAACTAATTTTTATAAAAATAAATATTTAATTTAATGTATAATATGTTATTTTTTTAAGAATAAAGTGCATACTTACAGTATATAAAATTATGATTTTAGAAGAAATCTTAAAAAATAAAGAAAATAAAATCTTGTTTTTAAAAGCAATTTTGCTGGGAATAAAATATGGCCGCCTAGATGAAAATCAATCTCAATTTTATGAAAATAATATCGAAAATGAACTTCATAAATTACAAGATGAAAAAAAGAATATAGAAATAAATTATATTCAAAATATTGATAATTACGACAAAATTGTTTCTAATTTCACAAAAAAAAATATGGAATTAGAAAAATTTCGAAGTAATATTATTAAAAATATAAATAATTTAAGTTATAATAATTACAATAATAATTATGTTAAAATTAATTTATTGCGAAATAATTTAAATAATGTTAATAAAGAAATTGAAATCAATCGAAATAATATCATTAAATTTATTGAAATTAAAAAGAATATGCTTGAAAAAGAAAGAGAAAAAAATTCCAAAAAGAAAAAAGAGGAACAAAAAGAGAAAGAATGGAATAATATTAAAAAACAAATGGATGAGCAAAAACAAATGAACAATATGAATACCAACCCTCTTCAATTATCTTCTAAAAATAAAGAAGATTTATCTTCTGATTCATCAATATCTTATAATGCACTATTGGATCGAAAAAATAGTGGTAAAAAAAGAGGATTAAGCTTGGATGAAACTATTGAGAAATTAAATAGTTTAATTAATTAAAAAAAAAGAAAATGGTATCAACCTATTTTTATATATTTACGTATTTTTTTGAACATAGGTAAATAATGTACGCAATATTTCACCACTTGAACCCGAACTTCGAGTACTACTATCTTGAGATAAATTATCCACACCTGCAATATCTAAATGGATCCATTTACACTTTTCGGGAACAAAATTTGATAAAAAGGCTCCTGCCATAATTGCTCCCGCTTGTGCATCGTAAGAATAATTTTTATAATCCGCAATATTTGATTGTGTTAAATCGATATATTCTTGCCATAAAGGCATTTCCCATATTTTTTCATTATTTTCTTTCCCGCATTGAATTATTTTTTGAACTAATTCATTATTATTTCCAATAACTAAGCTCGATTTTCCTCCGAACATATAGGCTGCATCTCCTGTTAATGTGGCAATATCAAAAACAGTAGAAGGCTTATATTTTTCACTGTATGCTAAGCAGTCAGCCATAATTAATCGACCTTCAGCATCAGTATCGACAATTTCCACGGTTTTTTTATTATAACAAGTAATAACATCACCTGGTCGGGTTGCTTTAGCATCAATCATATTTTCAACTAATGGACACAATCCTACAAAATGTCCTTTTACTTTTTGATGACAAATTAATTTCATTAATCCATAGACAACAGCACTTCCATTCATATCATTTTTCATATCTGAAAAATCTCCCATTTTAATACTATATCCTCCTGTATCAAACATGACCCCTTTACCGATAAATGCAATCGGTTGCACTATTGATGTTTTGTTATTTTTTTTAGGTAAATTTTTATATTCCATTTTTACACAATAAGCAGGGTGTTGGCTTCCTTGATTCACTGCTAAAATTAAATTCATTCCTAATTTTTTCAACTCTTTTTCATTTAATACCGAAATTTTTAAGTGTTTATTTTTTTCAGTTTGTAAATGGGAAACAATATATTTCTTAAAGGAAGAAGAAGTGAGTAAATTGGAGGGCGTATTGGTTAAAGAACGAATTTCATTTTGAACAGATGCTTCATAAATTGCGTCTTGAATAATTTCTTTGAATTGTTTATTTTTATGAAAAAAATAAGTACAACCCTTAGTTTCTTCTTTTTGTTTTGAGTTAGATTTTTTAACATCTGTTTTATATTCTTGAAAACGATACATCCCAAGGATATAGGAAATAACTTGATTACGAATTATATTTTTATCTTTACTGTTTAAGTATATGAATATATTTTGATGATTATTTTGTTGCATATTGGTTCCTAGCTGACCAAATAATTGATATAATTGATTATTGGTGCATTTATTAGCATTATTTAAAAATAAAATTTCATAATCATTTAAGTAATAGGTTCTTTGGAAATCATTCTTTTTATTTTCCATGATTGTTTTCGGTAATTTTTGAATATCTAAATGGGATTGTAGAAATTTTTTTATTTTTTCCATATCTTGACAAATTGTCATTACATAAATATGAATTTGCTTTTTTTTAAATGAAGGGGAATATAAAAATTGATGATTCATTTATAATCAAGTATCTTTACTATTACATATATTTTTTAGATTCAAAATAAAATACTAATATAATAAAAAAAGAGTGTAAATAAAGGGATTGTGATAATTGTATTATCGTGCATGATTCTTGATAATGGTGAATTATTGATTGTTTCATAATTAGAATGATAACTACGATATGTAAAATATAAATTATAAATAATCAAAAATGAACATATAAGTTTTATCCATTTAAATCGATAGGATACTTTCATTATAGTCAATAGTAAAATAATGATCGTGTAAAAAGTATCGGATAAAATATCATAGATTTTTCCAAATGTACTGGTTTTATTACATTTTCGTGCAATAATTCCATCGTAAATATCACATAATTGTTTACAAAAAGCAAATAATAAAACTAACCAGAATTGATTTTTCATAAAAAAATAAAAAGTAAGTAACGCGAATACATTTCCAAGTGTAGTAATATAATTTGGATGAAGAATACACATACTCTTGGGAAAAGGTGCTTTATAAAATAAATTGTCTAAAGCTAAATTATCATTAAATTGTGAATTTATATTTATTATGTACATAAATATTTTACTATATATGTTTTCATTTTACTATATATATGTTTTCATTTTATTATATATATGTTTTAATTTAATATATATATATTTCAAATTGAATTAAATAATAAATCTTATTATTTACTAGAGTAATTCTTTTCACCATGATTTATGGAATTAATTTAAGTGATTATGAACATATCAATCAGTATATTTTAAAAGCACATTCTTTAGGATGCGGAGCTTTACAAGTTTTCTTAGGTAGCAAAACACTAACGACTCTTTCAGAAAAGTGGAAACCAACTCCAGAAGAAATTAAAATAACCAAAGATTTATTAAAAAAATACAAAATTCAATTATATGTTCATGGATTATTAACCCTTAATTATTGTAACGATCCATGTTCAAAAAGAAATCAATGGGGATTAACCAATTTATTATATGATATGAATTTATTACATCAATTGGGAGGAAAAGCCTGTGTGATTCATATGGGGCATCATATTACCAAAAAAATAAATTTATCAAAAAAGGAATGTATGGTTCATTTTGTAGAATCATTACAATATGTACTGGATCATTCTAAAAAGGTACAAATTTATTTAGAAACCCCGGCACATAAAAAAAATATTATCGGAAGTACCTTAGAAGAATTGGCAACTTTATACCATATGATTCCCCCAAAATACCAGAAGCGTGTTCAATTTTGTATGGATACATGTCACATTTATGCTTCAGGTTATAATATTGCTACTTATGAAGGAATGAAATCTTATTTCGAAGAATTTCAGAAACAAATTGGACTGAAACATTTACGATTAATTCATTTGAATGATTCACAAGGAGCCTTGAATAGTCAAGTAAATCGCCATGCTTCATTAGGAAATGGGTTTATATTTCATAAAGAATCGAATACCCATGTGCTTCAAGAATTATTAAAAGTAGCTAAAAAATGGAAGATTCCGCTCATTTTAGAAACTCCATCAGGTCATTTTCGAAAAAATATTTCTTTAATAATGAAAAGTCAATCGGGAGGAAATAAAAAAAAAGATAAAAAAGCACAGCTTCTTACTATTTTTCAAAATTTAAAAGATTATTATGAAACTTTAGCCCCTAAAAATGCACATACATCGTTTCGAATAGATAGTTACCAAAAAATAGTGCATACATTGGAAAACCATAAAGATCCCATTTATACTTTAGAAAATGTACAGTCATTGCCTCATATTGGGAAAAAAACAATGGAAAAAATTGCATTTATTTTAGAACAAGGACATTTACCACAACATAATGAAATAAAAGAAGATCTGAAGAAAATTAAAGCTGCGAAAGAATTACAAACAATTTTCGGTATTGGTCCGGAATTTTCGAAGAAATTAGTACTGGAAGATCATGTTTTAAGTATAGTAAATTTAAAAAAAAAAGTAAGTCAGCAAAAAATTGTTCTTAGTGATCAGCAGCAATTAGGGCTTCAATATTACCACGATCTACAATTAAAAATACCTGCCCCTGAAATTACTTATATTTCAGATATAATGAAGTCATGGTTGCCAACACAATATCATCTGCATAACGCGGGTTCTTATAAAATGAAAAAGAAGTTTTCAGGAGATATTGATTTAATCATTACGTATAAAGATCCTACTCATTCATTAAAAAAGAATGAATCAATTTCTAATCAAGAGAAGCAGTCTTTATTTATTTATGATTTACTAAAAGAGAAAAAAATAATTATAGAAACATTGATTCAAGGTAAGGAAAAATCAACTTACATCATTAAAATTCCGAATTCCTATAGTCAATTTAAACCTCATAAATACCGACAAATGGACTTAGCAGTTATTCCGGAGTCTTATTTTTATTTTTATATGCTTTATTTTGGATCAAGTAGAAATTTTTCGAAATATATTCGAAAGATGGCTTCTTCGAAAGGATATAAGTTAAATGAAAAGGGGATATTTGATAAAAAAACAGGGAAAAAGATTGCCTTACAACCAACTTCGGAAAAAGATATATTTGACTTTTTGGAAATACCTTATGTACAACATGAAGATCGAACATGATTTAATATATTAGGAACCAGAAGATGTGTTAGTAAAAGCTCCAGAAATACTATTACCCAAAAAAGTTTCAAAGGATGGAATAGTAAAAGGCGTAGATGTTGATGTTGTGGTTGATGTACTTAAATCTAATGCTGGATGATATTTTAAAAATGTATCAATATTACGATGTATATCTCCTTTAATCACATTATCTAAATGATATAAATGAGATATTTGATCTTTATCGATATTGGAAACTAAAAACAAAAGGAAATTCTTTTCCAATTGTAAAGCTGCCATTACATAATCATAAAGTGTATTATATCCAACTTTTTGATGGTAAATATTACTCATATGTTTATAAAATTCTCCAAAATATTGGTTGCTTTCGTCACTATAAGTTTGTAGTAAAGTTTGATAATTATAAGGTTCATATAATTGTGAATATTCAGGTATTTTATTAATTAATTTCTTTTTCGCATTTTTATTAGAACTGCTAGAAGCACTTATATTTGTAGTATTATTTCCAACAATTTTATAATTAATATGATTATTTTTCATTCCATTTTTATTCATTTTATTATTCATTTTATTTTTTTCTTTGTTTATTGTTTTATGCAAACATGCTTGAATTTCTAATAAGGGTCGAAAAGCATAAATACTAACTACATTATTTTTTTGTAATAACGCTGTTAATGCACTATTACTATTATTTAGTAATTGTATATAATAATTTCTATAATGATTATTCTGGATATAATTATTTTCAATGAGTGCTAATGCCAATGGTTTTTGAATCTTTGTAAATACATTTTTAGTAGAAGTGAATAAATCTATGGAAATTTTATTTGTTGATTTATTTTTATTATTGTTCGAACTTAATGAATTTAAATAGGTTTGTAAATTTTTTTGGTCTTTGGAAGGATTAGTAAAGGTAAATCCTAAAATATTTTCGGAAAAATTAAGATTATTTAACCTGATAGAAACTGATTTTAAATCTGTTTGATTTAATTTTATAATTTGAATACACTGATCAATTTTATGTAAATAATCTTTGATATGAAATAATATTTCAAAGAAATTAGTGATTACTTGATCACTATTTTTAGTTGTTAAATAGAAATTTGGTAAAAAAGGACTTAGACTTGCATTATTAGGTTGAGTAGTTGATTTTTCTAAAAAAGTTGCTAATATAGGTTTATTTTTTATATATTCGAAATAAGGATTAAATTGAGCAGACTGCAATGAATTATTTGTCATCTACTATTTATATACATTTTTTTTGAAATCAAAATGAATTTAAAAACAATTAAATGAGATTATTTATAGTAGTATGAATATTTCCGAAGTACCTAATTCTCATTTAAATACTGAAAACATTGTTGCATCAACTTTATCCAATTCTGAAGAAAAATCTATGTCTAATAATATTAATGTTAATATTCAACCAAAAAAAAGAGGTCGTAAACCAAAAAATCTCACTCAACCTAACGAAAATATACAAAAAGAATTAGAAAAACATATTGTGAATGATTCTAAAGAAGAACAATCAGAAGAAAATAAAGTAGAAGAAATAAAACCTGAAAAAATATTGAAAAAAAGAGGGCGTAAACCTAAAATTAAAACAGCGGAAGAATTAGAAATTGAAAAAATTCCCAAAAAAAGAGGAAGAAAACCTAAAGAAAAAGTATATTCTGTAAAAGAATTACCAAAGACTTTTTTTGAAGAAAATAAAAATGAAACATTAATATTACATTTACCTATTCATTTAAATGAAATACAACAAAAAAACAATCCAGAACCTATTGATGAAGATAATTTTTCATATATAGAAAATAATAATGACTTTTCACAAACTAATTTACCCACGCAAAGTAATTTATTAGAAAATAATAAAAATAATTCAATGAATTATCAAGAATTATTGAGCTTTGATGAAATAAAAGAACAACCACAATATGATAATATTCAATCGGTAAATGACCATTTAAATCAAAAAATGAATCAATTTGCTTCGTCATCATCAGGTGAATTAGAAGATGAAAATGAAAAACAAAATTATAACTCTTTAGGAAATATGTTAGAAAAAAATGAGATTAGTGAAAATGATCAAGATAATATTAATCAAGCATGGCAACATGATTCTAAAAATAATAATAAAATTATTAAAAAAAACTTAAGAAATATTTTATATGAGTTTATCAATGCAAATAATACGAATGTATGGCCTGAAAAAACACATATTTCATGTTGGTGGTGCTGTCATTCATTTGATAATATTCCCTGTAGCTTACCTCAATTTTATAAGCGTGAAAAATTTTATGTAAAAGGAATTTTCTGTAGTTTTAATTGTGCTGCATCCTATAATTTCAATAATAGTGATAATGACATGTATGAGAAATATAGTTTATTAAATTTAATGTATAAGAAATTATATAATAAAAATTTTGTGAAAATTAATTTAGCACCTCCGCGTGAAACATTAAAAATGTTTGGTGGATATTTATCGATCGATGAATTTAGAGAAAATGCTTTAGAAAATAATAAATTATTCAATGTAATTTCTCCACCTCTTATATCTATTATTCCTAAAATTGAAGAATCGGTAAATCATAATAAAGTATTTGGACATACTTTGGTAAATGGGGTAAATGAAAATATACTAAATAAAACACAAAATTCTTTGAAATTAAAGAGAAATAAACCAGTGACTAATCCTAATAATACATTACAATCTTTTATGGATTTAAAAATTTTATAGAAAAATAAAATCATAGCTGAAATTATTTTCTATTTTTAATTCTAAGAAAAAAATAAAGTTTATAAAATGTAAATCATTTTACTTGAAAAATAGAAGTTTAAATTAAAAATTAATTAATTTAAAAAAAATTAATACTTTTTATTTTTAAATACATTGAAAAAAAAATATTAGTATATATTATAAAATGCCTTGTGGAAATCCAACTTATAAAGGAAAAGGACTAAGAGGGACTCCTTCTTATGCTCAATCTTGGAATTATAATAAATTTGCATACGATAGTTATAATTTAACAAACTGCGGTGAATCTTGGTGTGTACCCAAAAATTCTATCTATACCAACCCTAAAGCTGATTTCAGATATTTTTTCAAACAAAATAAAGCTGGAACTTACAAAGATGTTTGTGGTGACCCCTACACCTACTATGCTTATTGGTATAGAAGATTTCCTGACCAAACGAATTATTTAAATTGTTACTTCCTTCCTTACTCGGAACCTAACTACTACTATAATAAGTATGGTTATAAAAACTCTAAAGGAAACTGTGTTTATGGAACTAACATCGGAAGATATAATACCGTAGATAATGGTTTCAAATTTTATGATAGAATAATTAATCCTTCCAAGTAATTTTATTACTTTTCATCATTTAGTATTCACCATTTAACTATCTATTAATTTTTAATTATAATGTATAATTAAATAAAATATAACATATATCATTTCACATAATTCATGTATATTTTAAATCCTCGAAAATTAAATTATGAATTATTTTAGAAATTTCTATTTTTTTATTTAAAAACATATTTACTAGTTTAGAAGTAAATACATAAAATAATACTAGAAAATATACTTATAAAATATACATATAAAATATACAAATAAAGAATAATTATGAAAATTTGTTCTTGGGACGTAGGAATTATTAATTTAAGTTATTGTATCATTGAATTTGAAGATACTATATTGGAACACCCTTATCAGAAAAATATGAAAAATTATAAAATTATTCATTGGGGGATCATTAATTTAATGGAAAATAAAGAAATGAAGAAAAATAGAAATTTATTGTTTGAAAATATACCTAAGAAATTAAATGAAATAGCACATTTATTAGACGTAGACTATGTAGTCATAGAAAACCAACCCTCTTTAAAAAATCCGCAAATGAAATCCATACAAATGATTGTTTATTCTTATTTTTTAATGTATGGTAAGGTACTTAATTCAGTAGAAGAAAAGAAAATAAAACAAATTGACTTCTGTAATGCATCGAATAAATTAAAAATGTATAAAGGACCAGTTATTGATTTAAATAAGGTAAGAGAAGAAGAAAAAGAAAAAAAATTAGCAGAAAAAAATGCTAAAAAAGCAAAAGCACCTAAAAAAAATAAAAAAAATCAACAAGAATTAATTACACAATATATAACTTCAGCATCTCATGAAAAAACGAACGACGATAGAAATGAAGCAGAAGAAGAAGAAAATAACGAAGAGAAAGAAAATAACGAAGAAGAAAATAATGAAGAAGAAAATAACGAAGAGAAAGGAAATAAAAAAGAAGAAAATAACGAAGAAGAAAATAATGAAGAAGAAAATAACGAAGAAGAAACAAAAGATACAAAAAAAACACCGAAAAATTCTAAGCTAACATATGCTGACAAGAAAAAGATGGCCGTTGAACACGTTAAATATTTTTTGAACAATGACGATCAAAATTTATCCTTTTTCTTAACACATAAGAAAAAAGATGATCTTGCTGACTCTTTTTTACAAGGTCTTTATCAAATTAACATGAACATAAAATAATTCAAAAATAATTTTATATTCATTCAAAAATAATTTTACACTAATTCTAAAATATTTTAGAATTACACTAATTCTAAAATATTTTAGAATTATTTGGTTCTCTTTTAATCAGATAAATCTAGTTGGAAACCACCTTTCTTCTTTTTTGATTTTTTCAAAGAAGAACGTAAATTTAAGCTTTCATTAGAACTTACGGAAGCATCATCAGCATTTAATTCGTCAATTAAATCATCAATATCCGTTGGACCACTCATTGTTTTTTGTCCAAAATTAGAGGGACCAGATGGACGATTTGCCGAAGCCCTGTTATTAATACCTTGTTTCATCAAATTACCTAGCATATCATCTTGACCAAATTCATCATTAATGTTATTATTCATTTTCTTAGCAGCTGCTTCCGAAATATTTCGTGCTATATCCGGATTTTCACGTAAAATATCTTTCATCTTAGGAGAAGATGTTTTAAACAAACTATTTGTTAAATGGAACATAAATCCACTACCTGCAACCATGGATAATAATTTTAGTTCGGGTGCCATTTTTACACTATCGCCGTATTTTTCATGAAGCTCTTCAAATACTTCATCATAATCATTTACATTTTCCATCATATTTTCCGACCAACCATCTAATTTAACGTCAAAAGGATCAAATCGATTATTTAAAAACTCAACGCCACTTGTGACTGCCATTAATATTTTGCGACTAAATTTAATACTTTTTTCCACATCACGCTGTTTTTTTAAGCGTTCAAACTCATATTTTAAATCATCATATTGAGAAGCCATACTATATTTTTTAGAAGGAGGATACCCTTGTTTTTGTAATCTTTCCAAATTAAATAATAATTGTTGTTTTTCTTGTTGAATTTCCTCATATGTTTTTTCACGTTGCTTAGAGGTTTCTTCACTACTATCTGAGTTATTTGTCATATCATCATCATCCTCATCATCCTCATCGTCATCATCGTTTGTGTAATAATTACTTTGTGTATCCTCATCTTGATTAGTTCCTGAATTACTTGAATGGTTAGATAATATGTCATTGGATTCTGAATCATCGTCATCATCATCGTCGTCATCATCATTATCATTATCATTTGTATCATCTGATGTTATAGATGTATTTTTTTTTATATTTGCTAAGCTTCCAAATGTATTGGAAGGTACTTTTTTAATAAGAGAAGGTTTAATTTTAATCTTTTTCCCTTCAGGAATATTAATTGAACTACTTCCAGATAACATGGGCTTTATATTAGTATTTAGTTGCTCCTTTTTAAAATCATTATTTTGGCTATTAATTGTAAAATTATTTCCTAATGGAATACTGGATATATTCTTAGGAGAAAAATCATTTTCTTTGTGGATAAATAAATTATTAGACATATTATTTATGTTTAACAATTATAAATTTTTAATAATTATTACGCATTTTTTTTAATTTCTTCTTTTTTACTACTCTGTTTCAGTAAGCAAAAATTACTATTTTCATTAATTACAAATTTAATTACTATAAAATATAATAGCGTTAATAAAATAGACATTTTAATATCTCGAGTTGCCATAAAAAATATACAAAATAATATTAAATAACGTAAAATTGCATATTCTATAAATAAATTATCTAAATTCTTAGGTAAATCCATTGCTAAATATTTTCCTCCAATATTTAATAATAACATAACTGAACCATTAAAAATAGGACTGATTGATAAATTTGCTAATATGTTATCCATACTTATATACTATATTTTATTTTTAAAATTTGTTTCAATTTCTTGAAATAAATTATTTAAGTCATTCACTTGATCTTTGAAAGGTTCAATAGGAGAAGACTGACTAGTAGGAGCATCAGAAGAATTTTCAAATTGAAATTGATTTAATTTTTCTAATAATTCTTTTTGTTCTTGATTATTTTGATTTTGATCTTGAGAAGAATAAATTTCCTGACTACTTGTAGTACTATTATCAGAAAATTTGTTTTTTTCTAAGGAATTGTGATTATCAATAGAAGAATTATTTTCTTCTAAAGAATTATTTTTATTTTCAGATTCATTAGCTGTTTGATTATTTAATACATATGGTTTTACATCGAAATATTCATTGATTTTTTTTAATTCATCAATTTTCTGTTTTAATTGATTTAAATCTTCTTTACTTTTTTCCGGAGAATCATTAGAGATTTTTTCTTTATTTTCAAATTTTTCTCTTTTTTCTATTTTATCATTTTCGGAAAAAAATTCTTCTAATTTTTCTTGAATAGGTCGAATGTAACTATTCTTTTTTATTTTCGAGAAATCTGTGGTAGAAATAATATAAATACTTAGTAAAATAATTAAATAAATTAAGTCAAATTTCATATAGATGAAATAAATAAAAATTAATAGTACTAGAAATTTCATATTTTTTTTACCAATAAATTGATTAAATTTTTCTTGAAAAGAAATAATAAAAAGTAAAAATAAAATAATTAATATAGAAATAATATTTTTAATGGTAGTATATTTTTCATCCATTTTGTTAGAAGGTATCTAATTTATTATTGTATAAAAAAAAATTTTTAAATTTAAATTTAAATATAAATAATAATTATAAATTATTTTCCTAATTTTATTTTTAGCGAAAAAAATAAAAAGTTTATTTTTTTTTTGTAAATTAAAAAATTAAAAATTTTTTTATTTCTAAGTAGTAAGTAGAGGATCCTTATGTCTAAAATAAGTTATAGTTCTTTAGAAGAAGTTTGGGGAAATTCTTTTCAAAATAATGATTCTAATACTCCTAAGCAAAATAATAATTCATCTAGTAACACAATACCTAATTTAAATACTACTGCAACTTTACAACAAAATAATAATGGTAATATAAATAATCAAAATCAAAATACTATGAATAATCAAAATCAAAATCAAAATACTATGAATAATCAAAATCAATATAATAATTCACCAAGCCCTCAAACAAATCAAATTAATTCCAATCGTGAAATAATTAGGAAAGATTTTCAGGGAATTCAAGATAATCAAGTTCCTCATAATGGGCAACAAAATCAAGCTATGTCACAGATGCAACAATTAAGAAATTCGAATACACAAGAATATCCACGTGTTGATATGAATAAAGTAATTAATAATATGAATTTGGTAGAAAGAAATAAAGAGCCAGAAAATACAATAAACGACGATTATTATAAATACCGTTTTAATTCACTTAATAAAGTAATGCCCTCAACAAATGATACTCCTGGTAATTATACACCTTTTCAGGAAAATATAGAAAAAAAATTCTTACAAGATAAAATTATTGAATTGGAAAATGAATTTCGTAAATATAAATTAATGTTAAATTCACGTAATCATCAAAATGACAATGATGAAGATGACCGTAATACTATGGAAGGTTTTAGTAATCAAAAATCAGATGTTGGCTCTTTTATGGATTCAAACAAAAATGATATACTTGATTTAATCGTGGTAATTATTATAGGATTGATTATTATTTTTATTTTAGATTCCATTTTTAAAATTGGCAAGAAAATTGGAGCACGAGGATAATAAATATGTGAATTATAAAATTACATACTCTTTTTTCTTGGAATAAAATCAACAAATGACTGTGATTTTTCTATGGGTTTATATTTTAACGGAATAGTTTCTAATAAATTATTTTTTTGTTGGTCATGAAAAGCTAATGCTTGTGGATTTTCAATAAGTTTTAAATCACTTTTTGGTTTATACCATGAAATATAAATAACAAAATTCTGCACAAATCGGCAGTGAAACCCTTTGTCCCTTAATGTATTAATTAAATACATAACACATTCTGTCATATTAAATAATGGATATCCTACAATAAATTCGGGAAGTTTAAAAAAGCAATATTCTTCTTCATTATCTGCTGTATCTTTAATTTTTTGAAAACATTTTTTGGTTATTTTATTATATAAAAATTGCCTACTCTTTTCGCGTTCAACTTGCTTTTTATGAATATCTTTTACGGAAAATAAATTTAAATCATTATCATTCTCGTAATTTCCATAATAATCGTATTTCTGAATATTCATACTTATAATATATAAAAAAATATTGCTAATAGAATTTATGAAATCATCCAATTACGAGTTAATATTAAGTAGTGGAAGTATAAAAGCCTGTATTTTCTTAGGAGCTCTTCAAGAATTAAATAAATATATTCCTTTATATAATTTTCGTTATTTAACTGGATGTTCAGCGGGAAGTATTATTTTAACTTTATATAATATTGGTTATAGTTTGAATGAGCTAAAATATTTTCTAATTTATATTGATATTGATCATTTTCAGGAATTTAAAATAAAAAATTTTTTTACTAATTGTGGGTTTGATAGTGGGAATAAAATAGAAAATTTGCTTAAAGCTTGTTTTATGAACAAAAATGTAGATATAAATATTACTTTTGAAGAATTGTATATTCAAACTCAAGTCACCTTGACATTAACTATCGTTAACTTGACCAAAGGAAAAGTAGAATATTGTAATCATTTGAATACACCTAAAATGAGTGTTTTATTAGCTTTACGAATGAGCATGAATATTCCTATTATATATGAACCCATTAAATATCAAGATCAACTTTATGTAGATGGAGCATTATTGGATCCTTTTCCGATTCAGTATATGAAAAATACTGAAAAAATTGGAATGGTAATATATGATAAAAATGAATATCAATTTATTCAAAATTTAGATCCAACTTTTATAAATAATAATGATAATACCGTGCAATATATTTTTAATTTAATGAAAATTATTTATGCTAACTATTTAAAAGATAAATATAAAAAAAAATATAAGAATGTAATTTATTATGATACGGAAGCATATACAATTTCTTTTAAATTAGATAAACAATTTAAAGAAGTCTTAGTAGAAGAAGGTGAAAAAAAAATAAAACAACATTTCAAAAAAATTTATAATAAAAAACGGAAAATTATGCTGGCATCAAAATATTATACATATTGGAAAGCAAAAGTGCGTCAGAAAAAATAAAGAATTTATTATGTTAGATTTTTATTTATTTATTTTTTATTTATTTTTTATTTATTTTTTATTTATTTTTTATTTATTTTTATTAAAATAAAAATTTAAATAAAATTTCTATTTTAATGATAATTTTTAATTTATAATTTATCTATATTTACATAGGTTTATTGCGATTTAAAAAATTCATAAATCCACCATATGTACGTTCTCCTTCATAATCAGAATAATTACTATTTAATCCCTTAGGATAGTAGCGTATAGTTGGGAAGCCTTGTACGTTTTGAGCTTTCAATAGATCTTTATATTGAGCATCATCTGAATCAACTTTCATAATTTTAATACCATGGGGAGGTTGTTCCATTAATTTATTGAATTCGGGCATTGTACGTTTACAGTGTCCACACCATTCGGCAAAATACATGACAAATAGGGGCTGATTATTGGGATTATCAAAAGTTTCAATATTAAATCCTCCACGGAAATCACCAATATGAGCATTTGCGGAAACACCAGCAGACCAGTCAGGAGTTTGTACTTTGAAGATTGCTAAAATAATGATGATGAATAATATAAATAAAATAAGGTGAACCAAAGGGTTTAAAAAGAATTGTGTAGTTGTGTCCATATTATTGCGAGCCATTTTTCTATAATTATAAACAACATTTTATTTTTAATAATATTATAAATAAAATGAAAACTATACTATTTAAAAATTTATTTGAATATTAGAGTTTCATTTTATTTATATTTTTTTTATTATTTGAATTATTTGTATTATTTATATTTTTTTTATTATTTGAATTATTTGTATTATTTATATTTTTTTTATTATTTATATGATTTGTATGATTTGTATTATTTAAATTATCTAATTTATTTAAATTATCTGATTTATTTGTATTATTTAAATTATCTGATTTAGTTTTATTATTTGTATTATCTGATTTATTATTTAAATTATCTGATTTATTTGTATTATTTAAATAATTATTATTTTCTTTTATTTTTTTTATTTCCAATTTGCATGCTTGCCAAAGATCAAGTAATTTAGAACGTTTATTATAAAAATTACTAACATTACTAACCAGTATGGAAAAAGATGACCATTCGCATCCAACAAAATAATTAGCACTTCTAGCAATCAGAAAATCAATAATTCCATATAATTCACGGCATTTTATTTTAGCATTCATGGAGAAAGAATTAATTAAGTCATTTTTATCAATTAAATTATATTTATTTTTTAATTGTTTATAATAAGAATTTAATTGGTTAGAATAAATTCCTAAAGAAGTACAAATATAAATCTTCACATTATATTGACTTAATTCTTTTAATTCTTTTTCATATTGTGTTTGATAAATATGGATAATTTGATCTTTTGTAATATTTGGATCATTAAGACAATTTTTCATATATTCAAAGCAATCGTCTTCTAAACGTAGATGAACACATACATAATTTTGTAAATGAAACGTTTCTTTAATTTTTTCTGCTAATTCTACATATTTATTATGAAAGGGTATATTCACTCTTAATTGTTCATACATATCTTCTAAATTATGTTTTTCTATAGCAAAAAATAAAGATAAATTTTCTATATCGAGTATAGATTCTTTTTCATTATATTTCAAATAGTTTTCAATATTTATGCTATTGTAATCATCATCATGCTGTATATTTAATTTTTTTATTATAGAATTATCATTAATATCTATATTTTCTAATATTTTTACATTTAACTTTAAAAAGTCTATAATTGTTTGTAATTGTTGTAAATCATATATTTGATCAATATTACTTCTTTTTTCTATATGATTACAATCTATTTGAAATTGATCAATATATAAATTTCGCTTAGTATAATGAGCAAGTAATATCCCTTTTACTAATGAATTAATTTGATTACATAATCCATGAACTGGACGAATAATTAAAATTTTATTCGATAAAGACATACTTTATCAAAAAAAAAATATATTAGAAAAAAAACAAAAAGAAAATAAATAAATCCTATATATAATTCAAAAGAATTGTATATAAAATCGGAAATAAATGATAGTAAAATAAATGATAGTAAAATAAATGATAGTAAAATAAATTGTTTGTATTTTAGAATATTTTATTAGAAAACATCTCCACAATTATAAAATCTACATTTTGGACAAATAAAATTCTCATTTTCTTCTAATTTTACATACTTACGAAAGCACTCTTTATGATAAAATCCTTTACTTCGTTCTTTACATTTTGAACATTCTAAATCAATGAATATAAAATTATCTTCTATATTATTACAAATTGAGCATTTAGTTGTTTTTGTTTCAGCTTGATTATTTGAAAAATAATTTCCCATATATTGATAATAAAATTATTGTTTTAAATATTGGATTTAATATTTTACGAAAAATATTAAATACATAAAAATGTTAAAAATAATTTATTACAAAACACTATGTTCTTTTAAATATTTATGAATTCCTCTTATTTGTCTATAAGACCAATAAACTGAACCACTATAAATAAGAATCATTGCTGGAAGTATGAAAGGTAAGTCAAAGGGGCTCAAGTCATTTAATAAATAAATAATCATAATTTTAGGAAGATGGTAAAGACGAAATAAGGCAAAAAATATTAGATGAATAATCCAAAAACTACATGTAATAGAATAATGAAATTTATATTCTTTTAATAAAAACCCTATATTTAATAAAATATTATTTGACTCTAATAAAAATAAAATATGCATAGAATAAAATCCTACTTGTTGTTGATTTATTATTTGATATAAATTATACATCAATAATTCCAACGCACATAAGTGATGAACTAAAAATAAATATTTTTTATGATATAAACAGCGGAATAAATCTACTAAAAAATAATTAAAACTTAAACTAAGTGCTAGTATCATCATATCATTATTTTCTTCCGATTGTAATAATTGTAAATTGAAATAATTTAAATAGTCTATATTTTTCTGCGTTAGAGCAAGTAAGCTAAAACTAGTTGCACAAAAACTATGAATACTCGAATAAATAACTTCATTTATTTTTTCATATTTGGATTGAGGTAGTTTAATTAAATTGTGATCATATACATATTTGGTTGCTTTATCCGAAAAATGAAATAAATTACGTATTACATAATGTGTTCCTAAAATATATGTTAAGATACTGAAATACATATATATAATCTATATTAATAAATTATAATTAATTCCTTTTTATAATTAATTACTACTTAATTTTAATATTTATATGGAATAAAAATTTATAATAAATAAAAATTTATATTGAATAAAAATTTATATTGAATAAAAATTTATAATGAATAAAAATTTATATATCATAAATATATATAAATGAAATTTTCTCCCGTTTATCTTGCACTTATCATTCTATTTGGACTTTTGTTATTATATTCCTATTATGAATTATTAAGCAAAACGAAATCAATTGATACTTTTTGGGGAGCAATTAAAGGAAATTTACGTACTTTTTACATGATTTCTTTAGTTATAATCATTTGTGCATTTATATGTACCTTATTTTATTTAATGTTTGCTTCTAATTTTAATGAACAACAAAATTATCACTTATTTACTGCATTATTTGGAATCACCATTTTTTCATTATTTTGGTTACCACTCTCTATTTTATACGTACATTATCCCAAAAATAAACTATTTTTACGATTTTTAATTGTAATTACGTTATTATTAGTTTCTTTAAGTGCACTATATTTTGTTTATTTATTTTATCCACTGATGCAGAAAGAAAAATCAATATTTGCCAAGATTGTTTTTTACAGTATGGTTTATTTATTTTGTCATGTATTTTTCTTAGATTGTATATTCTGGAGTTATTTTTTCTTTTTGGAAAATAAATAAAAAATAGTATTAATTAAAGAAAATGAATCAAATTTATATTTTTTCAATTAAAATATTTTTTTGTTTTAAAAAATAAGGAACAAGCTCATCATTTTTATAATCATCAATATATTTAATTTCTTTCACTCCTGAAGCAATTAATAAACGCGTACAAATTAAACACGGATAATGAGTAATATAAGCAATACAATCATTGGAAGAAACACCGCGTTTTGCACAATCACATAATGCATTTTGTTCTGCGTGAATGGTAGCTTGTTCATGTCCGTCTCGAACAATACTTTTATGATCACATCCCGGTAGAAATCCATTATAACCTTGACTTACAATACGATTATCATTTACTAATAAACATCCTACTTTTAATCGATTACAAGGTGATCGCTTAGAGGTGACTTGGACAATTTCTTTAAAATAACTATTCCAATTTGGACGATCCGAAGAGTTCATGGAATTAATTAGACTAATGTTAGACTTATTTATTATAATTAAATAGAAAGTATATTTTAAATAAAATGTAAAAAAATAATTAATCAAATTGGATATAGTATAAATATTCAGATTTTTTAAATTCAGCACTATAAATCCATGTTTCTAATTCTGATTCAGATACTAATTGATAGTTTCTTAATATATCTTTATTAAACTGGATTCCTTCTTTTAACCACTGTATATCAAGTTCTTTTGGTTTTTGATTAATTAATAGATTTTTCAATGAATATTGTGATTCATGAAATTCATTATCAAATGCAATCACTACAGGAAAAGTAATGGATTCTTTAATTTTAGGATGAACATATTCGGATAACTCTTTATGTTTAAGCATGGGTAATAATATATTTTTTAATAAATCTTCAAAAGCACATAATAAATTATGTATATTT